TATTCTCCTGAGTAGTTGTTATAGGTTGCGTTATCTGTTCGGCAGATATCACTTCTTTCTTCTATGTATGTACTACAATCATCACAAAGATACTCGTTTTCACATTCTGAGTAGTGGATTTCATCTTCGTCCGTTCTTTCCTCACAACATTCGCAAATTGTACCATTTCCTTCCGTATAGTTTCCATCTGTATCTTCTAAGATATAATCTGTGTTATCTTCATCAGTACTAAAACTTATGTTGTTGCTTGTTTCCTCTCCCCATCTGAACGAGTCTAAGTAAGGATATGACTCTAATTCTTGGAATGTATCTTGCTTAATTTGTATGCTAAAACTTGGATATTGTACAGAATTAAAATAGTTTAGTTTGTCGCTTGCGTGTATGCTTTTGATGTGGTGCATATTGTAACAATCTAAACGATTAACTTTTAATGCTCTTTTTATCTTGTTGTAAAGTTTGTTCTGCAATTCTTCTTGGTTGCTATTCTGAAACTCTTTAGCAATGTATATTCTATCAAGAAAATATTTCTTTTCTCCTGTTTCCTGGCTTTGCTTAGTCCATAAAATAGCCCGAGCAATTACTGATTTGCCTACTTTTAAACCTACAATTTGAGTGTGTACATTTATAAATTTATCGTAAATTTCAAAATATGAAATCGGTTTTTTGTTCATGCAAGAACCATTTGCGTTATAAATATAAGTATCTGTAATTTCTTGGCTGTAAAAACCTGCTACATCTTCTTCTAGAAATAACTGAGAATTTTTGCAGAAATCTTTGCGCAATTGTTTATCAATATCAAATGAAATATTTGAAGTCCTGTCTGATTCATTTATAAACATATTGCTTAACAATTTACTTATTGTAGTGCTAGTGAAATGTTTTTGCCTTTGTTCCTTTGTGCCTACTATTTTAGTCCCTGTATATTCTAGCAAAGAGTTTATTTTCTTTTGGCTTATATAAGAAACTTGCATAGGGTTATCTATTGACTTGCCTATAAATTTAAAATCTTCAAACTTTTCAGATTTGGTTGCGTAGATACCTAAGTAGTCAATCGCTTTTTGTATTGTGTTTTTATTTTTCATTTTAATATGCGTTTATTGTTGGATAATTAGTAATTAAAAATTCGGTTCTAAATTCTTTAAATTGTAGCCAAAATTCGCTTACCTCTATAAAATCAAAATTAGTTTTTACTTTAAAGTTTAAGCCTCTTTTTTGAGTGCTTCCAATAGTCAAGATGTTATTTTCTAAATTGCTGAAATTGTAGTATCTTGGCGTTTCGTGTGGCGTTCCTATTAACATATATATATTGCAAACCTCGTGCAATTTTTCGCTAAGTTCTTTTTTAATTGGTGTGATGTAGTCCATTTTTAATAGTTTTAGTAGTTAGTTTTTAAATTAGGTTTGTAAGTAAGTGCGTAGTTAATACGATAAAAGCCAAACTAAAAAAACTTATTGCAACAGAATCAATAAAATCATTAATTTGCTTGTCTTTTGGGCTTAGTGTTTTATAAATTGCATAGTCTCTAATATTGTTCTTTTTGAAAAATGAAGAAAATTCTTCATTATTAAGAATTTGTGCGTTTCTTGTTTCTCTGTTTGTTACTTTAAAATATCTCATTTTTAGTGTGCCTATTTTGTAGGGCTTTTTTAGTTAGTTAATTAATTCTTGACAAAGATACAGGTTTTTAATTAATACAGCAATAAATTGTAACAAATATATAATTAATTTGTAAATTGTTAATAACTTTTTTGTACTCTTATCTAGTAAATTGCACCTGATGGACTTCTAAAAACTTTTAATATACTGATACTAGAAAGGGCTAAAAGTGGCTTAAAAGGGCTAAAAACATACAAATAATTTACAATTTAACATAATAAAAAAAACTTTAAAAATAATTTATTTTTTTATGCTTTTATCCAAATAATTTTTGTATGGCTGCAAAACTTAACATAATAAATATTATGTTAAATTACAAAAGTACTATGCACGCATAGTAAAAAAAATCACACTATATATCCCTAATGACAGGCCGAGCAGTTTCAACGGACTTGGCAGTTTCAAAAGGTTTAGCAGTTTCAACAGGTTCAAAAAAAATTTTGGTAAAAAAATATTTTAAAAAATAAAAAAAAATAAAAAATAAAAAATAAAATTTTAAAAGAATTTATTATTTAACATAATAATTATTAATAGCAATCGGTGTGAAGCGAAAATATTATGTTATGAAAAAAAAATAGCCGATAGATATTATCTACCGACTACTTAATCAAACCAACTAAAACAAGTGAACTATTAAAACACTTTTTCTTTAAACCTTTACATAGGTTTTAAACCTTAATATCTTATTTATTATAGATTGACTCACTTTATATAATGTAGCCAACTGATGCTGAGTGTACTTACCTGTACTGTAATCAGCCCTAACCTTCTCTGCTTCTTCATAGGTGAACTTACGCTTTGCATAGCCTCCACCTCTCATATCTTTTCTATCGTATATATTTACACTCATATCATCTTATTAAAGTAGTTATCAATCACTTCTATACTCTCATCTAACCCTTTGGTAACCCTAGCACAATACCCTTGCTCATTGAGGTATGCTATCCACTCCTTCTGCTCTTTGGTTGGGTAAGATTTTTTATCCTTCTTTATTTCTAAGAACAATCCGTGATAGACACCCCCCCCTCCTATAGCACCCCCCTCCTCACTCACTCCCCTCTCCATAGGGACACAGATTTGTAGGTCAGGAAATCCTTTTACATATCCTGTAGCCTTAGCCTTAACAGCTTGCTTATAAGATGTTCTTATGCCTCCTAAGGATGCACAATACTTTGCAAAGGGGTACTTTATCTTAAGATACTTTACGACTCCTTTTTGTACTTCTTCTTCTAGGTTTCTCAATTTTTTTTGTTTTAATTGATTGCTTGATTTCTTTGCGAATGTCCATCATCTTATTATAAACTTTTATCTCTAGTTCTGCAACATCTAATCCAAGTTCAATCACTTCTTCCTGAACCTCTCTTAATCTTAAGTTTAAGAAAATTGAGTAAATTGCAACAACAACAAATAGTATAGTTTCCATAATGTTTTATTTTAATTAATAAGCAGTTTCTCCATATTGACCCTCAACATAGATGTTTTTAAATGTTATATCTAATTCTTTTTTACCTGATTTAGTATTTCTTAATATCCTCTGCATCAAGGACTTATCTTTTTTAATCATTTCAATATCGTTAGTCAGAACAAATGTATCAATTTTTTGGTATTTATACTGCCTTACAGAGCCTTTCTTTTTATAGCCAAACTCTACGATAACCCTATATATAGGGCTAGGCATTTCTTTTAACTTTATCCCACTCTAAAGCAGCTACCAACTGTTCTCTTGTATGCAACTTTCTAGCTTTATGTCCGTATATTTTCGCATTAGCTCTGCTATATTCTGTAGGTTCATATACTAGCTTAACCTCTCTTACTAATTCTTCTTCATCATACTTAACAATCCACCTGCAAGTTTCACAATGGCTGCTTCTTTTTATATGTGTTAAATAACTCATCTTATTTTTGTTTTAATTCTTCAATTTTCTCTAGCTCAAACTCTAAATGAGCTATTGCTTTTTTAATACACTCAACAGGTGTTGCGTGTTTTTTCTCACAACGGAGCAAATATGTAGTGGCAGTCCCTATGTTATAGGACAAATCAAATCCTGATACAACCTTCCTTGCTTCATATCCATTGTTACCTATGTAGTAGTGTGGTATTCTATTGTCTTTCATTTTCTTCCATTTCGTCCATTATTAAATCTTCATCAGTTAAAGCTTCTGAGTTATCCATTCTGTCTAAATTCCAAAGAATCTTTTCGTTATCTTTTGCTCTAATCCTACCAACTATTATGCTTAAAATAAGCAGTACAATTATAGTTAAAATTAAAACACCTATCACTAAATCAAATATCATTTTGTTATTTCTTTATTCATAATTTTGTTTTTATTTGTCTTGTTTTATCTCCAATAAAAAGGACACATTACCTCTTTTTATCTCCTTAAAAGTGTAATTCACCTACTATAGTTTTAAATTTATACCTCTATTCTTTGCACCTCTTAATTTGTCTTGTTTCCAATAGTACTCACAAATAGTATTATTGTCTTCATCTACTTTATTATCGTGAGGGCTTTCATTAAAGTAACTCTGATAATATTCTTTAGGTGCTTTATACCTGTAACAAGTTTCTTTCATTGTACATCCTTTGCCTTTACACATTGTTATATCTGCCATAGTTTTAGTTTATTGTATTGGGGAGGTAACCACATCCCCCCTTTATTTATTATTAATTAAGTTTCAGAGTTTTTTCTTTTTTATTGTTAAAATAATATTTTCTTTTAATACTTCTATTCAACTCTCTCTCTAAAACTATTGAGTGCAGTCCACCCTCATCTATATTAGCTTCTTCAAATATGTTAGCCATTACAAAATAAGAATTAAAATCTTTATTTACTAATCTATCCAAAACTTTAAGCTTTTCTTTAGTACTTAAAGACAATAGTTCTTTTTTATTTATCTTCATCATCTGCAAATTTAGAACAAAAATAGGCTTCTAATACGCATAACAGTATAATTATTCCCCAAATTGTTGTTAATATCTTCATTTTCTTAAACTTTCTCCTCTCATAAACACAACCTTACACAGCCTTTTAATCCTGTCATATATCCTTTCTCCATACCTTTCTTTAATGGAACTAGCATCAAGGTTTGATGTTAATAAAAGCATTTTTAAATCATCTTCTGCTTCAAATATAGCGTTCTCTACTGCATCTATTTTAGTGCCATAGTCGTTTACTATCTCCTCAGTACCTATATCATCTATAACAATGAATGGAGTTTTATATTCAGTAACCTGATGGAGCTTCCTAGATGCTATTGGCTTAAGTATTTTACCTTTCTTAGCGTTAAAGATTAATGGCAGAACCCCTGTAAGTATAACTGACTTACCTCTACCACAATTACCTATTAAAAATAAACCCTTACCTTTAGTGTCTGCTAACCAACTTACAACCTCATCATACTCAGGAAGATGTTTATACTCTGTAATAGTCCTGTCTACAAGCATAAAGGCCTCCTTAAACAGTTTCATACACTCATCATAAGTTCCAAAAGAATATCTCTTATAGCCTCTAATCTTTATGTGCGTTGCACTCTTTAATGTTTCTTCTAGTGTTCTCATATTAAAATTTATTATAATCTTTATTAGCTAATTGTTTTCTTCCTGTCTTATCTTTAGGAGTATTTTTCTCCCAAGTTCTAACACAAGCCTTCCAATCCTTCATCTTTACCTTTCCCACCATCCAACCTTTGCTTTTGTAGAAGTCTATAAAAGTATCAGCACACACCTTATTTTTTCTCTCATTGCAATACTCATGTACTTCTTCTACTGTAGGTTCCTTAAATCGCTTTATAATAGGCTTGGCTATCTCGTTAGACATACCTGCTACATCAACAGGGCTTATGCCTTCAATATTATATACATCATACTTATCTAGTAATTTTATTACAGCCAAATGAGGCCTTGAGTTCTCATTAAGAGTTCCATACTGAAAGTCAATGAACTTTGGTATAAACCATTTATTACCTTTATCAAAAATCTTTATTTGTTCTGCAAAAACTTTGGCTGCTTCTTTCTCACTTATCTTACTTCCAATTCTGATTGAAGCAACTTCAAAGTCTGTGTCCCATATTCCTGCGTGATTACAGTCATCTAATATGTATAACCATAATAACTTAAACTTTGCAGGAAGGTTTCTAATAAACCCTTTTTTCCATTTATCTGTATCTGTAAATCTCTTTGCCATAATTATATCTGTTTTAGTAGTTGATTCATTCTTTCTTTTCTTTCTGCAAAGGGTAAGCTATCCCAATCATTAGGCTTTATTACTCCTTCAGTAGCGAATACAATCCTCTCTTGAAAGGCTAGAGCCTCTTGCTCGGTTTGATTAGTCATTGAACCCATTTGTAGAAACATCTTCATAAAATCTATTTTATCCATATCTATTTAGTTTTTGCGTAGTTAGTTAAATACTTATTTACTATTGACTTGTGTTCCATTGAGCCATCATAATTGTCTGAAACATCTTCAAAATCAACATCATTAGCAGCGTATGATTTATTATAATTATTAATCTCATCATAAGACTCATCTATTAATAATATATCGCTATTGCAGTCAGGGCAAAACATATAACCCTTAAAGTCGCTATCAGATAGCCTATTGCACCCACAGTAATAACAAGCTTCATTACCTTCTTCATCACACAAAACCTCTGTGTCTTTACCATAGTCAGAATACCAATAGCTTCTTTCTGCTCCACTAAAGTCCCCCCAATCGTAATCATTCCAACTTTGCTTTTGTTGTTGGTACTCATATTTATTACAACCTAGTTCATTGATTATCTTATCAACCATATTTAAGCAGTTGTTTGCATCATAGAACTCTACAATCTCCTCATCTGTATGAGGTGCATAATAACCACAACTCATATTAGCTACACAAACACCAATACCATTCTCTGCTAATTGACCTACATCTGTAATTGCACCTGATGTTTCTGCATAGCCATACTTCTTTAATGCAGGAGCTATACTCTTGCTAAATGCTTTGCTGAATAGTTTACCTGATATATTGTTTACAAAGTCCTTAGAACCTCTCCTGTCGCCTTGTAGACAGTAACCTACATCTTTAAACCAATCCATATCTGCAGCTCTACTTCCCACACATCCTATTTCTTCA